CTATTTACCTGAGCATGAGTTGTAGAATTTATCTGTATACGATAGAGATTGCCTGCCGAACCAATAATATAGGCTGATGGATTGGTTTCCCCGATGTATCTGATTTTGCCATCAAGTGGCAAATCACGCATACCGGTTGAGATGATTCCCGATTGTCGTAGCCAAGTTAAATTCATCGGCTTGGAAAAGGGGTCATAGCCAAAAGAAGTAGAAAACTTAGCAAAGCCAGAGTTAATATCCCCGTTTCTTATACGAGTCAATCTTCCGGAAAAGTTTGTAATTTCTAAAGTTGGCATTAGATTTTGGCTATAAATCCTTGAGCTGAGACAAGAACCGAAGCTGTCCCGCTAATAGAAGCGGTAAAAGCACTATTAGCCCCAGTTTTTAACCACGGATCGTATTTTATATTTGAGCCGCCTCCTGCGGGAGCGATCGTGTAGGCAAGAATTGAGCCGAGACCGCCCGACAAAGTAACTAAAACCGAAGCTGATCCCATATTCGCAAGCTGAACGGTCTTAATATAAGAGAAAATCGTTGCACCCTGAGCAGCAATAACTGTCACCGAAGCACCTTGTACCACTCTTAAATCAGCCGTTCCTTGAATACCCCCATTAAACGGAGCTATTTGGGTAATTACTTCTCCTGCCGGACCGACTGTAACTTGTGAATAATCGCCATCTGCTGAAGTTACAGAAGGAAGAGTATCGTTTCGTACTGCCAGAGTAAAGACACCCCTATCTGCTGAGGTGTGGGCTGCATCTTCTGCGTATGTTCCCGCAATAGAAGCAGCTTGCCAAACACCTATGGTTGATCCGACTGGAACTGAAAGTATCGAAGAACTTTGGAGAACAGCAATTGTCGATCCCACTGGAATGGCTAGTATTGATGATCCCTGATTAAGAGTAATAACTGATCCGACAGGCACGGCAAGAATAGATGAGTTGGCGAAACGAACATTTGGCACTCCGATTATCGAGGTGTTTAAAGAAGCGTCTGGATTCACGCCTAAGGTACTTCCTCCTCCTTGTCCGAGGATTTGTATTTGTTGATATTGGAGACCGCCTACCGCTTCTGCGGCAACTGATGCAGCCCCTGATCCTGTTGAAATTGGTATTGACATGGTGATTTATTTATGTTGGTTTAGCTACTAACGTCCATGTTGATGATGTCGGTTTTGCGACTGCTGTCCATGTTGAGCTAGTCGGTTTACTTAGACTCGTCCATCCGGTAGTTATCGAAGCCCCTGTTACCGAACTCGTAGCTCCCATAGTACTTGTAATGACTATAAGGAGTCCGAATGGCTGTACTGCTGCCGCTAGGGTAGTAACCGATGTTGCGACTGATGACTCCGAAGGTTTTGTTATATTTGTCCATGCCATGTGCTAATAATCTCACCCAGTCATCGCTAGGGGTTTAGGAGTAATCGGCTGTTGTGTTCCTGGAAGAAGGATTTTAATTATTTTATCTATACGAGATAGATATTCCTGCTCGAATATGGCGGCCATCTTGTCGTCATTTTGCTGTTTGTAATACAAAGCGGCCATTTTGCAGGAAAGGGCTCGATAGTCGAGAGTCTGAGGATATTGCACGGCCGCACCTACATGCGTTGCCTCTGTAGGAGTCAGAAAATAGAAAATTCTGATTCCTTGAGAATTGGTAGCTGTAGGAGTAGGGAAAATCTCAAATTGATCCCCTCTATTATCAAACAAGGGTTCTTGCTGGGTCTGATTTGCTCTAAGCCAAGAGAAAGACCTTTGCTGAATATTGGCTACATCCACCGGTTTAGCTTGGATATAATTATCTTCTGTCTGATCACTCCAATTTACCTCAATAGTTTTAAGGGCGTACATGTCTGAGGGCCAAAGATAAGTATTGGGGCTGTCTGTAGTTAAGTCTCTATAAGATTCCTGAGTTTGGGCCGCATCAATTCCTCGGTTTACTAGATCACGAGTCATTGTCTGGAGAGCATCATTGTAAAAGGCCAAACCTAAGGTGGAGCTAATACCATTCGTATCAGTTTGGGCAATTTGTCGGGTGTAGGTAATGGCTGCTGCAACTGATGTAGGCATATCCCCAGCCCCAGAAGGGCCAGGGTATAACTACCAGCTTAGTAAGCTGTAGCTGATTCAGTTCTCACAATTCGGAAACGTCCTACGGCATCCTCAAAACGAGTAACACCAATGGTTACTTTTCCACCGATTGAAGTAAATAAGTTCAATGGGTTGTTCGAGTCTGGAGTAGTCACCAAAATCGGAGTTGGTTCTTGGAAGAAGCCCCATCCGAATGATTGGTCTCCGACAAAGGTTGTCGGGAATACTGCAACTGTTGAGTTGTAATATTGCTGGTGAGCAGTTTCAAGGAAACGAACTCCTCGGAATGATCCGAGTTTACCGGCTTTTATGTCATCAACGCTTGCGTAGCGAGCCATGTCCTGCCATGCACCTGTCTGAGAGTTAGTCATAAGGTCAGCCGCTACTGCTGGGTGGATTACCGCAACATAGTATTGGCCTTCGAATGGCTTTACTCCCGCAGCGTTGGCTGCACGCATCCAGGTCGTTGCTGTAGTTACATCTGTTTGGGTCAAAGTATCTCCAGCCGCAAGTCCCGAACGAGCGGTTTTGCCGCCTGCGTATCGGACTCCGTTTACATTCGAGTTAACTACGGTCTGAATAACCGCATCAACCTGACGTGCTAGAGCTTTATTAACCTCTTCTGAGCAAGCGTCTACAACTTCGATGGCTGAGTCTCTAACCAAAAGATCGGAAACCGTTACTAGGATTCCATATTGGAAAGGCCCAGAACCATAAGAAGTAGCACCCCATGTGATTGCAGTAGGGTTTGTTCCTTCTACGATTGCCGCAACACCGTGAGTTGAAGATACTGGGAATCCAGGAGCTGTAGCCGCTTGGCCTCCCTGTATAGAAGCATCTGCACCATACCGAGAACCTCCGAGACCTCAACCGATGAATGAACCACCAGATGTGACGCAGCTGTTAACGTTGATATTGATCAGATTAGGAAGCTGGTTTACCTGCTGAAAGAGAATACGATCAAATCCTTTTGGTGCATCTTTTCGCACTCCTAGTCGTGCATACATCAATTCTGGTTCAAGAGCACGGATTCTCTCCGTTATGTATGCAACGAGCAATTCCGAGGTGTTGGCGGCTGTACCGCCCCAACCAGTTCCTCGTAATGTTACTCCCATAATTTTGCCCCCTTAAAGTGAAATTACTCCCATCCGAGTTCGTTTGCGAGAATATTCCTACGCTCCTCCTGTGTCATGTCTTTGATTTCCTTCTTTCCAGTTTTGGGAGTTGTGGTAGCCGAACCACCAGCAACTTGTTGAGCAGTCGGCTCGGAAGTTGCTCCGAGTTTGCCTGCTTTGCCCAAGACAGCGAAAGTTGCATCTTCGACACTATAACCGGCTAAAACCTTTTCCTTAATTGCGTCTTTATGGTCTCTAGCCGCAGGATGAATGCCTAATATATCCGCAAAGCCCGAACTAAAGTCATTTTCTCGTCCAAGTTCAGCAATTTTTTTCTGAGCTTGTTCGTGAAGAGTCTTTAATTCGTCTCGTTCTTTTGAAGTAAGTTCTACTTTATCAGAGAGCTGTTTAATCCTCTCTTGAGAGCGGGATTCGCCCTCATGAGTGGGTTGATTATCAATAATTTCGTCTGCCATTTTGTTTAATTTATTTGGTAACAATGTTTGCAGGGTGGCGAACCACTGCTCACGGGTAGTCTCTTACAATAGCAAGGGTGACTAAATCCTTACTACGATTAGAGCCCGACTTTGAATCGCTCTAAGTGTTTTTTGGAGCACTCGTAAGAGTTGCACCACACTACGAGCTTGTCAGGATTGTCGGGATGTTCCGCAATGTTGAGGGTTGAATGATAGATTACATCATCCGAATCCTTGCTTTGCGGGCAATAAGTACATCGCAGTTGCATACCTCGATAATGAGGACACAACTTGTACTGATATTGCGATGGCGTATTTGGATCAATCACTCCACAAAACTCACAGACCCCTCCTCGTACTTGAGGAAAACGTCTGGAG